CTTAATTGCTTTACTTCCAGTAACTGCCATAGCTGAAGTAATTCCATCTATAGGAGTATCACCTGAATTACTATAAATTGTTGGTATGTTTGCGATTTGTTGAGTAGTTTCCCATTTAGTTCCTTGTAACCCATATTCAAAGTCAGTATCAATTAGGTTCTGGGGATCTGAAATTCTTAATTTACCAACAGGATCAATTAAATCTTCCGCAGGAGTAATTTCTGTAGATGCTTCATCAACAAAAACTTGCAAATGATCTGTCGAAGACATTGAAGTACAATCTTGTGTAAGATTCAATGTTGTTGTATTGTTTGCCGAATAGTAATAACAACCACTAAAACCAGAAGTCGCATCAGCAAAATTGTATATAATTTTATTGTCTTCTACATTTGTAATTAGTAAAAACTTTTCTTTAGCGTAATTACCTTTAATATTAATAGAACTTTCGGGTGCATTAAAATCATATCCACCTACTAGTAACTTCTTTGCCATTATCCTCCTAGTGCAATAGCCATCGCTTCGACCATCATTGGTGCTTTCTTAAATTTCTTTGTAGTATCATCATATTTCAAAGCATCTCCGTTAGTAATACCAGTTGGATCAACATCGTCCATTCCTAGTATTTTAACTTCTCCACTGCCTTTGGATGACGCAGCAACATCTGATATTCTTGAATCCATCGCAATTTTTTGTTCATTTAATTTTAATTCTAATTTATCCAATTTGTCACCCACTGTATCTAGAATGACTTCTTCAGAAATAGTAACTTCATTCTTTTGACCAACCAATTCTCTCACAGAATGTAATTCTTTTTGGAGTTCTCTTACAACGTGAGACATTTTAGCATTTTCATTTACTTGCTTTTGTCTATCAATCGACCATTGACGTAAACTATTCAACACTTCGTGCAAAGTTTCAAGTTCTATAGTATTCTCAACGAATTCAGTATTCGATTGTTGAATGCTCTTTATAGATTCTTCAATTGAATTAACTGAAGGCAATTGTTTATTAGTTTTAACAACAGGTTCAATAACTTCTTCTTTCAATTGAATTGGAGTAGAAGATTTTTTGACCTGAGGTTGAGGGGTCACAACCTCTTGTATTCTTGATTTAACTTTGCGTTTAACGTGTTTTTGTTTTAATTGTTCTAAAAGCATCACTTTCCTAACATTGATAGTCCAGCTTTTAATCCTTTAATCAAGTAATATTTTCCCAACTTAACATCTGCGACTTTTGTTTTAGTCCCTTCAATACTTTTTTTATTTGCTAAGTATTGTCTCATCACTTTCATGTTAGGATTTGCAGCTTTTGGAATTTTCATTGTATCATCCCAATTAGTATATTCTAATTGTGAACCACCTTTCAATGAAATTATATATTCAACCCTACCTTGTCCATGATCCCAATGTACAACATCTGTTACTGGAATTTTTAATTGTTGTGCGAATTGTTTAATATTTGCTGTTCCTTGATTAGCAATATTAGCTTCCTTTAAAATACCTTTAGAAGCCTCAACAATTCCATCAGTTTTATGAAAAGGATTTGGATCAAAGTCTTCAACATATTTGTTTAATTCATACTTACCATTTGACATTCCATGAACTTGTATCTGTAATCTTTTTCTTGCTGGTTTACCATCTTTATGCAAATCAATTTTTTTCATTACTGTTTTGCCTGATGATGGTTTTCTTTGACCGAATGTGACTTCCGAATCATACGAATCTTGATCAACATCAAATCCATGAACTTTTTTTGTATGATCAACAGCATGCTGAATAGCGCTAGAATAAGTATCATGGTAGATTTGATATTCATGTTTACTTTTTCTTTTAGCTTCATTAACAACTTTGATCGCATCATCAATTGAAATGTCCTTTTCTGAAAGGACTTCTTGTTTTTCATTTGTTTCAGGTCTTGTTTCTGGAACTTCAACAGTAGTTGTTACTTCTGGTTGTTCTTCAGGTTGACCTTGTACAACTCTTAAAATTGCATCATTTAAGTTTTTATACTTAGAATTATCTTCAAACCACATAATAGACTCCTTGGTAAATATTTCATACTATTCTATTTAGTTGAAGTTAAAACTCCCAAAATCTTTCTTTTGAAATTTATTATCAGTGGCTTTGTCAAATGCAGGAGTATCATCATATGCGTCCGTTTTCTTTACTTTTTTGCCACCATCAACAACATCATTGATACCAGCTTGGGCGGTTTCTTCAAGATCAAATAGTCTCATCTTTTTTCTATCCACTCCAATCATAAACCTTTTATTAAAAGTAGGATCACTATAACGATTTTTAAGTTGCTTAACTAACAGTTGGCCCAATTCCTCAAGTTCTTCTGTAGATATAATAGCAAACATAAAATCTGCGGTGGCGGGCAAACCAAAAGATTCAGATGTATCTTCTAATCCAATGTCTGTAGAAGTAAATCCACCTCTTGTAGTTTGTGTAGCGGAAACTACAGGTACATTATATTCAACCGCAAGGCCTCTCAATTCCTCAGCAATTGATTTAATATAAGTATATGAATTAACATATGCACCTGCTTTAATTCTAGAAGACATACAAATATTCAAATAATCAATGAATATAATGTCTGGTCTAAAATCTCTCTTTAATGAAAGTTCATTTAGTAAACTTCTAAAATGTTGTGTACCTGCTGAAGCAGTGGGATATTCTTTAATAATTAATTTACCTTTAGCTTTGTCTTTTAATTTTTGTACTTTAGAATCAAAAACTTCTTTAGGTAATTCTTGTATATCATCAATAGAAACATTTAAAAGATTGGCATCAATTCTCATTGCAATCTTTTCTTCAGCCATTTCCATGGTCACATATAAAACATTCTTTCCTTCATTCAAACAATTTGCAGCAACATGACACATGAACAATGATTTACCTACACCAGTACCAGCCAATGCAATATTTAATGTTTTATTTGGTAAACCACCTTTAGTTATCTTATTAAAATAATCTAAATCAAATGGGATTCTTTCTTCGACCTTATGGTAGAAATCATAACGCTGATCACTATTATCAATGTAATCATGACCAATATTGGGGTCAAAAGTAACACCCAAAGCATCTGTAAGAATCTCAGGAATAGATCCTTTAGTTTTATCAGTTTTGTTCCCAGGGCTGATAATATTAACGCTCTCCATAATCGCATTATATAATGCTCTATCTTGGCAAAAGGTTTCAGTAGTATTAAGTAACCAATCCATATCAGATTCTTCATCTTTATTTTCCTCTAAGAATCCTAGTAGTTTGATACATTTTTCAAAATCATCTTCATGTAATCCTGTCGCTTCATTAAGATTAATTGTTAATGCTTCTCTGGTAGGTAAATTGTTATATGTTGAAACAAAACTATTAACATATTCAAATAAAACCTTTTCAGATCTATCTTCAAAATATTCTGGTTGTAAATAAGGAAGAACCTTACGAGTGTAAGATTCGTTATAGATAATATTTTTTAAAATTAGATGTTCTACTCTATCCATTGTTCTCCATGTTTAAGTTTATTATTATTGTAACACAAAGAATATTCAATGTCAAGGCATTTGAAATAAAGCTTTTACCCAATGTTGAGGTTTATTTCTAGCGAAGACAACCCAACCAAAATAATTAGGTTTTCTATTTCTAAAGTATTCATTTGTAAATTCATCCATTGACCCACCAGTTGTCAAAACATCGTCACATATAAGATATGGGTCTTCATCATGATTACCCGTGGCATATTCATTCAAGTGTCTGCCTAGTTCAACACCACCTCTTGGTATACCGATAGCGGCACAAAAAGGTCGTGTCTCATGTTCCATGATCATTCTCGCAATACACTTCCATTCATTAGGAAATATTGCATCACATTCGATCTTCCAATGCAACTCACCACCAGAATGACCAATGAAGTCTTCTTCTACAAACAAATAGTTTTCTCTCACATGAAATCCCATTATATCATCCCCCAATCATTTTCAATTTTGTCCATCTTTTTTGCAAGGTCATATCTATTTTTTCTTAATTCTCTAGCAAGTCTCATTGATGCTTCATACAAATCATAAGAACTATTTGCCAATGATATTAATTCTGTTTCTGTCATGTTATCTAAATCAATCTCTATTATATCATATTTATTTGGTTTAAATTTAAACACTATGGCAATCCTCGTTCTCTATAATGAAAAAATGATTCTGAATTATATGATTTATCGCAGATGTACATATCAAAATGAGGTTTGTTACCTACTTGCAAATCATGATACTTTACACCCCATTCTAGAAATTGTTGCTTTGTTAATTCTGTATAATCATCACCGCTTTTACAACCTCTTGCAGTCCAATATACTATTTCATGCCCATCATCATATAAAGAGTTAATGTGAGCAATTCTATCAGGATATGGTTTTACATCACTATATGCAATTGATATGTCTTGATCTCTTAAATCATCTCTATTCTGACATATTGTACCATCAACATCAACATAAATTATTTTTTTCTTTTTTAATTTCATAAACTGCCTTTTATTTTCACTAAAACTTCATTGGGGTTTTTTGCTTCTGTTACAGTTCTACCAAGAATTATTGTACTCGCACCTTCATCTTTTGCTTCTTTAGGTGATCCTGTACGTGTTTGTCCTGATGTTTCTTTCTCAAATACTATACCAGGACAGATATATCGAAATGACATCGGCCCAGATAGATCGAGTGATTTAATCGTTCTCAATTCTGTCACAGGACATACAAGATCTTGAAAATTACTATTTCTAAGTTTAGCCATGCATTGTGACCAAACATTATATGATATATCTCTCAGTATTCCACGTTCTGCTTCAGGACTCCATGATGTGAGTGATACAACACCAACTAACTTTATTTGATCTGATAGTTTTTTAAGTCTGTCAAATACATCATAACTATTGTGAGCATTGATTGACACCATCGTGCCACCGCGGTCTATGATCTTTTTGACTACTGTTTCAACTGTATTAGGTGTATCCCATAACTTAAAATCAACAAACAGTTCTTTCTTCCAACTATCTGGCCATGCTACAATCTCATCCCATAGTAAATGATTTATCTTAAAACCATCAACATAGTCTTTAATTCTTTCTGCTAATTCTAATGATTTTTTTGTTTCAAGTGATACAAGAATTTTCATAACATTCCATAACTATCCCATGTTGCGATTATATAATAAGTGCTATAGATGCACAATGAATGAAACAGAAACATTGAAAGTGTCATTAGAATAAAACTGAAATAGATTCATCGTGATGTACTCTACGAATTGCTTCTGCGAATAGTTTACCAACTGAAATTAATTTTACTTTTTGATTATCATATTGAGGAATAGAATCAGTGATGGTCAGCCCAGCCATACTGGATGAGTTGATTTTCTCCATCCCTCCGTTGCTTAATACGCCATGTGTTATATATGCTCGCACTTCTTCCGCACCAACCTTCAACAGAGCTTCTGCCGCTTTTACGAGTGTTCCACCTGTGTCCACTATATCGTCTACTATTATACATTGTTTCCCCTTTACTTTACCGATTACATTCATTGCTTCACTCTCATTCGCTTTATCTCTGCGTTTGTCTATGATAGCAATGTCTAAATTAAGATCTTTTGCCATAGATCTTGCTCTTGGAACACCACCTGCATCAGGTGACACAATTAATGCATTTCCTCCACTAACCATTGGGTGTTTCTTTAAATCTTTTACGAATAAAGGTTTAGATCTTAAATCATCAACGGGTATATCAAAAAATCCTTGTATTTGTCCTGCATGTAAATCCATTGTAAGGACTCTATCTACTCCTGCTGTTTGTAATATATTAGCACACAATTTAGCAGATATGGGTGTTCTGGCAGAAGGTTTTCTATCTTGTCTTGCATAACCATAGTAAGGCATGACTGCTGTAATTCTACCCGCACTCGCACGTTTACAAGCATCAACCACAATTAACAATTCCATTAGATTATCATTTGCTGGATTACAAGTACTTTGTATAATAAAAACATCTTCACCACGAATATTTTCATGTATCTCACAAAAGATTTCACCATCAGCGAACCTTGTTAATTTCATTTCTGTTAATGCAATTCCTGCATAATTAGATATATGATTTGCTAATAATTTATTAGAATTTCCTGCTAGTAATTTCATAATAACCTTTCTAGATATATGTGGTTTTACATAGCATCAGGACCTCTCACATCAATTTCTGCTATTGTATTTTTTTTATGACTCGGTTCTTTTACAAACTCAATTTTTTCCCATTTTTCTACACGATCTTTTAAAAGAAGACAAGTCATCCATTGTTCTTCGTCTTTGTAAATACAAGTATCTCTGTCAAGTGATACTTCTTGAATTGTTCCTCCACCATCATCGTCATGTCTCCACCCAAAGTGATATGGTGGATCAACTCTAAGCTTCATTAAATTTTCTCACATACTCAGTTACAATTTTATATTTTTTCTCTACGTCTGACATTTCTTCACCATCTCTGAATGATTGTTTGTCAAGTTGTCTTTTCGGATCACCATACGGCCATATTCTCCAACTGTCATTATCGATCACATCTGCAATTACTAATTCATCTTGTAAAGTATATCCTACCTCAATTTTTAAATCAATTAGATTAACATTAAACTTTTTCCATGCTTTCTCTAATAACTCAAAACATGGAATCATTAATTTTTCTTTTATGTAAGTTAAAGTATCGTCATCTACCAAAGGTAATATATCAAAGATTGGATCTGATTTTATTCTCACATCTTTTGCAGAGTACAAATACCATTTATGAATATCTGGTTCAATAACAGGATCAGTGTAAACAGTATGAGTCCATTCTCCATCTCTCATATAGAGTTCTCTTGCTCGTTCCT